CTGGGGGTCCGCACGAAAACGGCAGTCACCACGGACTGCCTTCGCCTCGCCTAAAACGTCAATCTTTTTAGGTGGTTCGATGGTGGGCGCACAAGGGCTCGAACCTTGGACCCGCTGATTAAGAGTCCCACGCCGGCAATTGATTGAGGGACAAAATCCTGCAAACCGGGCCGTCGCGCGGCCCTTATGCATCAATGGGTTGCATGAAAAAAGCAAACTGGCAAACCGTGCTAAAGGCCATGCCAAAATTGGATGCTGTTGATCTGTTGCGGGCGCTTGATGCCTGTTGCGTTGAGGCCGTTGACCCTAACCGGCGATCGTTTCGCTAGCGGATTTCCAGACTGCCGCGGCCGCGTCTTCGCCTGGGGGGTGCTGGGAAGGACCCGCGGATTTGCGGAGGGGGCCAGTCAGCATGCCTTCCCGGCATGGCGGCTTCCGCCGACGTCCGAGGCGAAGCTCGCACCGCGCCGCGCGACGATCGCTCGGCTGCGAACGACTGCGGCGTTGCGACGCGGGAGCAGCCGACTCGCAACGCAGCCGCGCCAAAAGAGCCGAAGCGAACGAGCCGAGACCAGGCGTCGCGGAAAAGAAGGGCTGGGACCTCCCGGGACCTCCCGGGCCCTCCCGAGAGGTCCCGGGAGGTCCCGTCGAGGTCCCGTCGAGGTCCCGCCGGCTGCTCGCCGATGCGCGGGAAAATCCCGACGAGGGCAAAGGAGGGCGCGCCGGGCGGCCAAGGAAGGCGCCCTCGCGACTGACAAGGAGAGACGAATGCGCGATGCAGTGTTCCTCGCCACGGCGGCCGTCTTCGCCCTGGCGATCGGCGCGGCCATCGCCGCGCCGCGCGAGCCGCGGCCCGCGCCGCCGATGTCGTGTCAGGCGTTCAAGGCGCGCCTCGCCGAAGAGATCGCCAAGGGCGGCGACCGCGTGCTCGATCCAGAGTTCTCGCCGGTCGCCGTCGCGGACGTCTCCGGGATCGACGAGCGCCACGGATTTTCCAACGTCCGCGGCCTCTCCGGCGATCTCACATGCCTCACTTCCGACGACCATTTCGTCATCGTCAAGATGGAGGCCGAGGTTTCCCAGCTCGACGACGAGACGATCGCGAGCATCTTGCGCCTGAAGGCGCTCGCCGCCGCCGCGCTCGGCGTCGTCGTCGAGCTGTCGGCGCTGGCGGCCAAGCGCGCGGTCGAGGGCGTCGTCGACGAGGCCCGGAGCGAATTTGCGAGCGACGATCTGCGCGGCGAGATCAACCCGCGCGGTTACGCGTTTCGCCGCTATTCGGACATCCCTGGCGGCCTCGACGCCGCGCAGATCGCCGTCAGCTTCGAACGGGGAAAAATCTCGGTCGCCGTGTCAGGCGCCGACTAGAAAGCGACGGGGAAGCCGTCGCGCCCACTCATTCGGTGAAAAGGCCGATGCGTCGCCAGAAGCGCGTTATGGTCGTGTGGCTCTTTGTGTCGAAATCCCGTCGCGCGAGTTCCTCGATCGCGAAGTGAAGGACGGGAGCGAGGGTCGGATGGCCCTCGAGGTCTGGGGGGCGGCGCAGGTTGCTCTTCGCCATGAACATGACCAGGCCGGCCCTCAGAGCGCTGTCGATCTCCCGCGTCGTCGGGAGGCGCGCGGCGCGATCGCGCTTGCGCTGGTTTCGCATGCGCGCGCAGGCGAGCTTTCTGACTTCGGCGAGCTCTTCGGGCGGGATCGTGGTCGCCTCCGGGTTGCCGCCCCAGGGAACCACGACGGCCAGCAAGGGACAAACGCCACGGCGTCACAAAGCCGCGCGACGTCTCCCGTTACTTCTTCCGTCCGGCGGCTTCCTTTGCAACGAATGGCGTTACGCCAAATCGAGCCCCGGCGGGGCTTGTTCGCGGGATCTCCAGCCGCCTCTCCCGCTCCCCGACGCCACGCCCGAGCTCGGCGACGATCTGCGCCACGATCTTCCCCCGCCACGCGTTCGCCCGAGCCCGTTGAAGAGCACGGCGAACGCGAGCGCTTGGGCGAGGTCGTCGGGCGAAGCGGGCGCTAGGCGCTCATCAAGGCCAAGCGCCGCGCCGCGCTGGCGAAGGGCGGAGCGCGAGACAAGAAACTACGGCAATGCCGCATATTCTCCTTGATGCGTATACGGCAATGCCTTATATAAGGCGACGTGCACACGGTTCTCTTCACCTCGGTGTTTCAGCGCCAAGCCGCCGCGGCTGGGCTCACCGACTACGAGATCCAGAATATCGCCGTGACGATCGCCGCAGACCCGCTGAGCGGCGACCTGATGCCCGGCACGGGCGGCGCGCGGAAGCTGCGCTTCGCACGCGCGAAGGGCGGGAAGAGCGGCGGATATCGGACGATCCACTATTACGGGGGCGACGACGTTCCGGTGTTCCTCCTTGCCCTGATTGACAAGAGGCGACGGGAAAACCTCAGCGCGGCGGAAAGAAACGAGCTGGCGCGCATCCTGCCGCAGATCGCCGACGCCTATCGAAAGGGACGCACATGACGAAGCTCGGAAAAGACCTCATCGAGAGCGCCAACGAGGCGCTCGCCATCGCTCGCGGCGAAGCGTCCCCCGCGGGCGCCTTCATCCCCGATCGCGTCGACGTCGCCGCGATTCGCCAGCGGCTCGGCCTGTCGCAAGACAAGTTCGCGCGGCGTTTCCGTCTCTCGGTGGCGACGATCCGGGATTGGGAGCAAGGGCGCCGCCTCCCCGACACCCCGGCGCGCGCCCTCCTCGCGGTGATCGATTATGCGCCCGAAACCGTCGAGCGCGCGCTCAGCCGCCGAGCCTCGAGTTAGTCGCCGCCGCTTCGCCGCCCGCCGCCGCCAAAGCCCGCGCCACAGCCACGTCTTCGCCCCACGGCTCCCCCAATCCCGTCTGCGGCGACGCCTCGGCTCTTCGGCCATCCTGAGGCCCTGGCGCGGCCGTCGCCCCTCATCGGAACAGCGCCGCGTTCGCCTTCGCCAGGCGCGCCAGCCGCTCCTCACGCGCCTCTTTCTCGTCGTCCTCCATGGCCACCGCCACCAGCGCCGACGTCCCGTCGGCGAGCGGGCGGCGGAACAGGTCGGGCGTCTCGCTCGCCGGCATGCCGCGCTCCTTGGCGAGGCGAGCCCAATCGGCCGGCGTGATCGACGACAGGCCGAGATACTCGGCCAGCGCGAGATTGTAGACGCGGCAGTCGAGGAAGTGATTGTCCCGCTCGGAAGCGCGCAGCTTCCACACCTTGCGCGCGCGGCCCCGATACGTCTCTTCGGCGAGATACTCGGCGGTGAGCTGGCGGAAATAGGTCTCGTCGAGCCACGTCCCGAAGTGGCAGTAGCCTTCCGGGTCGACCTCCGCCCCGCCGCGCCGGCCGTCCTTGCGCAAGTCGGCGTAGAACGCGCCCTTGAGCGGCCACGTCCCGATCGGCCAGATCTTGCACCCCTTCTTGACCTTGTGGCCGGCGAGGTCGATGTCGACCAAGCTCGGCGTTCCGATCGGCGGCTTGCCCCAGCCCTCGCGGCCGTCGACGGCGAAGATCATGTCTTCGCCAGTGTTTCTGTGCAGGCGCTGGCAGGCGCGCACCGTCGCGTAGACGACATGGCTGCGGTAGCCCGAATCGATCGCCAGCGCGTCGATCGTCCGCGTCTTGCCCCAGGCGTCGGGAAACTCCCGCGCGATGGTCTTCGCCAGCAATTGCGAAAAGGCGTTGCCGCTGTCCGGCGGGTCGCCGAGCGACCCCGGCGCTTCCGTCGACCCGTCGCAGTAGAACGCGTCGACCACCCACGTTTGCCGGTCCGGCGCGATCGCCAGCACCTCGACCCAGATCCCGCGCATCTGCACGTCGGCCGCCGCGACCAACAGCAACCCCTTCGGCGGAACATGGCCGCGCGGCGGCGCATCCTCTCGCCGCTCCATCAAGCGCACATGGTCGGGCGCGTCGCCCTTGAACTCGTAAGGCAGCCCGAGCCAGAGATTCCAGAACGTCTTCAGCCTGGCGGGATCGTCGCCGGCGGCGACGGACGCCTTGGCGATCTCGTCCCAGGGCACGAACGGGCTCGACAGCGCGTCGAGGTGATAGCTCGGAAACGCGCCCGGCCGCGAGGCGGTGGCGATCCATCGGCCGCCGCGGATCAGGTCGAGCTTCTGGTGGTTTTCGATGATCGCGCCGCAGCACGGCGCGACGTAGTAGGCTCGGTGCGGGAAGGTCGGTTCGAAGCGAAAATTGGGGCCGAATTCGAACACGAACTCCGCCCCGCAAAAGGGGCAGCGCACGTGCCAGCGGCGTTGGTCGCCCTGTAGATAACGCCGCTCGATTTTCGACGCGCCTTTGATCGTCGGCGTCGACACGTCGGCCTTTTTCCAGTCGCCCGACGCCAGGAAGGAAATCTGCCGGCCGTCCGAGATCTCCAGCGGGTCGCCCTGGCCGTCGAGATCGTCGGGATATTGGTCGATCTCGTCGCGCAGCATCACCTTGATCGTGTCGGAGCGCAGATCGGCGGCCGACGTGGCGATTGCCAGCGTCAGCGAGCCGCCGGGATAGCGCTTGCTGTAGGTGGTCGAGCCCTGTGATGAGCGCGCGGTCTGCGGAACGACCTTCTTTCTCAGCGCGTCCGACGCCTTGATCGCCGGGTCGAGCTTCTCGCGGTTGAACTTCGACAGCGCCGAGTCGGTCGGTTGGATCAGCATCGCCCGGCAAGGCGCGCGGTCGATCATGTGGCCGAGGGCGGCGATCAACATCAGCGTGAAGCCGGTCTGCGCCGCCTTCATCACCGCGATCTCGTTGGTCGGCGAGTCCGGGCCGATCTTGTCGAGCGGCTCGGCGACATAGGGCGTGAGCGTCAAGTCGCAAGTCGACCCGGCGCGCGGGCCGTCGGGCACGACGAGATTTGCGCTCGCCCAGGCGGAGGGTGCGACTTGCATCGGCCGCGCCACCACCGAAAGCGCCGCCTCGGCGACGACGAGGAAGGCGTCGTGCTTGAATCGGATCACGGCGGCTCGGCCTCCGCGCGCGAAACAAGAGGCAAATTTGCCGCTTGCTTCGCGCCGACGACGAGGGTCTTGAGGTCGCGCTCCACCGTGTCGCGGGCGCCGTTCGCGAGCGAGCGTATGAAGACGCGGAGTCCCGCCACGCCGCCTTTGGTCGCCTCGGCGAAGCCTTCCTCGGCCCGCGACGGCATTTGATCGAGCGCGCGGACGAAATTTTCGCTGAGAACGACGATCGCCTCTTGGACGTCCTTGGCCGGAACTAGCTCGCCGAGCCGCTCCTGCAATTCAAGCTTCTTCAGGTCGGCGTCATAGGACGCGCGGCGGGCCTGTTCCCGGGCCAGAATTGGGTCGCCAGGGGCGGCGGCGGCGGGGGAGGCCATCTGGCCGCCTCCCGCGCCGTTGAGCGCCCGCACCGCGTCGGTGGCCTCTCCCGCCGCGCGATTGAACTCGGCGACGTTGATCATCTTGACGCCGCCCTTGCCCGCGCGCGGCGTCAAGAGTCCCTGCGCTTCGTACCGTTTGGCGCGGCGCGAGATCGCCGCCTTGTCGACGCCGCGCTGGCGGGCAAGATCGCTGACGGTCAGCCAATATCCTTCGACGTCATCCATGCGCTATCGCGTTCGATGTCCAAATGTCGGCCGCCGCCGAGCGCCGAAAGGAGAAAGCGCGCCCGGCGACGGCCGCGGCGGGGACAAGTCCGCCGATCTCGAATGTTCGCCCGCTCACTGCACGCGACTCCCGCCGGGGTCCGCCGACAGCGGCGCCGCGCCAGCGACCGCGCTGATTCTCAGGATCTCGATCGCCGCGGCCGCCGTGTTCCCCTCGGCGCACAGCGTCAGCGCCAGATCGGGCGAAAACGCCGCCAGCGGGTCGCCGAGGATTTCCTCCACGCGCCGGCGCTCCGCCTCGTCGGCGACGTTGATCGACTGCACGAGCTGACAGAACGCGACGAGCTCGGCCGAGGCCTCCGCGAGCAGCCGACGCGTCGCCGTCACGCCTTCTCGCACGGTGGCCATCGCGATCTCGTCGGCGCGGTCAGGAAGCCGGTCGATCGCCGCGGCCAACGCCTCGCCAAAGCGGAGCGTCACGAGATCGGCGACGCGCGACGCGCCGTCGTCGAGCCGCTTGATCTCGGCGGCGAGGGCGATCAATTCACGTGAAACGTCGTCGTCTGTCGCGCTCATGGCCGGATTATCCTCGCAATCCGTTTTTCGATCATCGGCATGACGAGCGAGTTGGTCTCCCGCGTGAAGGTCTCTGCGACGTCGCCCTTGACCGCTTCCTTGGCCAGGTTCGGCCCGTCGAAGCCGCGGACGGGGAAGCGTGGTCCGCCTAGGCGCATGCGCAAGCCGGCCGTCCCGCTCACGCCGGCGATCTGGAACGATCGAGGGAACCTGTGGTCGACGCCCCACATCCGCACCGTCACGCCGCCGCCCGGCCCCTTCTTGACGCGGGTGACGAACTCGGCCGGTTTGGTTGGCTTCCCCTTAAAGACGATCGTGTAGGCGAGCTGGCCGGGAAAGGCGCGGATCGTCGACGAGCGCTCCGTTACGGACTTCAGCCGAACCAGCCCGGTTTGCTGGCGCATCGTCGCCCGGACTTGCGTGCGCACCTTGTCGCCGCCCTCGTTGAGGCCGCGCGCGATCGCCAGCGGAATGCGCGTCCGCAGGCGCGCGAGCTCGGCCGCGAGCTTCCGCAGGCTCGACGCGTCGACGTTGATGGTGACGAAGGCCATGGCCGCCCTCACATGTGTCCGATGCCGCCGACGCGCCGCGGCGCCGCGTCCGTGTCCATGCGCCCGACGTACGCGTCTAAATTGCCGGCGGAAGCCGCTTTCGCCGCGGCGACCGCGCGCACCAGGTCGTCTGAGGCGTGGACCGTGACGTCAACCGAAACTTGCGCCTTGGAAGTCGGATCGAGTTCGACCTTCAGCGGCCCGTGATCCTCCATCAGCCGATGCATCGCCTCGCCGCGATGCGCTTCGGGATCGTAAACAAACGACCCGCCGTGCCATACCATCCCCGATCGCCGCGAGCGCTCGAGCTCGCCCGGCGTGGGAAAATCGTTCGGACTCGGCGCCGAGTAGAAGCGGCCGAGCGGGCCCTCCGGCCCCAGCTCTTTCAATAAGGTCGCGAGGGCCGCCCCCGTGGCGAGCACTGCCGCGCCGACGCCCGTCGCGCCGCCGAGGCTGAGCGCGCCCGTCTCGGCCGCCGTCGCGGCTTCGGTCGCGGCGCCCGCGCCGCCGAAGCCGAACAGCCGCCCAATGCCCGTGAACAGTTTCCAGCTCAGCCACCCGCCCGTCGCCGCGCCGGCCGCGAGCGCCGCCGCGCCGGTCGCCTTCGCCGCCTCGGGATGCTTGTCGGCGAACTCTTCGTAAGAGGCCGAGACCGATTGAATGCCGCGCGCGAACGCCTGCAATCCCGCGCCGATCTCCGCCATCGGCGGCGACGAAACGGCGGCGGCGAATTGGGTGATCGACGTCTTCAGCGCGTCGAGCCCAGCGCCGGGATTCTGCGCCAAGTACGAATTGTCGCCGGCGGCGAGACCGACCGGCAAGCCGAGCGTCGCCTCGTCGCGCTTGAGGCGCGCCTCGTTGTGGACTAAAAATGCAATCAGCGCCGCCATGTTGCGCGGCATTTTCGCAATAACATCGGTGAAGCCGCCCTCGGTCGCGCCCTTGCCCGACATATACTTGTCATGAAAGTCCCAAGCCCATTGCGCGATGTTCTTTTCGAACACGTCGGACTCGAACAGATGCGCGCCAGGCCTCACCATCGCGTGGTTGTGGTCCCAAGTGACGTCCCCTGGCGCCGCGAAGCCGGCGTTGATCAGCGTCTTCAGCTCCGCCGCCGACATGTGGTCGCCGATGTAATTGTTGAACGCGGTCATCATTTCCGTGCCGCCCTGTTGGCCGGAGGATTGCAGCAGGGTGGGAAACAGCTTTTCGCGGAATTCCGGGCTCCAATCGTAGATCGACTGTTTCGCGTTGCGGTAGGCCGCAAGCATCGTCTCGGTTGAAATCTGAGGGCCGAACGCTTGCTGTTGCTTCAAGATGCTGTCGAGCAAGTGTTCACGCTCCGGCATGGTCTTGAGCCCGAGCTCGTCCATGATGCGCAGCACGTTCGAGACGTCGGCCTCGCTCGTCGGCACGCCGGAGTTGCGCGCCGCCACGCGGTACCGCATGCCGAGTTCGGTCATTTCGTAGGGCTCGGCGGGCGCGATCACCCGCGCATCTTTATAGGCGGCGAGCCAATCGGCCTCGCTGACGCCGGCGTATTTCCGCGAGAAGCCGACGAAGTCGGCCCGCGCCTTGGCGATCTGGTCCGGCGTCGCGCCGGCGGCCGTGAGCGCGGCGATCTCGTCTTGCACGCTTCCGCCCGCCTCGGCCGCGGCCTTCGTTTCGTGCAGGATTCCGGGGCCGAGGAACGGCAGGTTTTCGACCACGGTCTTGCGAAAACCGGCGACCGCGCCACCCTGGCGCCGCTGCGCGTTCGCGACTTTTTCCGCGGCGCGCAGCGCGGCGTTGCCTTGCTCGGTCATCGCGAGCGTCGTGCGCTCGATCGCGCCCATGAGCTTCGCCTGCGCCGCCGCCGCGCCGTCGGTCGGCCCGGCGACGCCTTCGAGTCCAACCGTCAAGGACGCGAGGCCCTCGCGCTGCTCCGCGACGGCCTTCTGCGTCGCCGCAAGCGACGCGATGAGCGGATCATTCGCCCTCGCCGCCTTGGCGGTGGCGGCGGCGAGTTTGTCGACCGCCGCGAAGGCGCGATCGATCGCCTCGACCGTCTTCTGTAACGCCGCGAGCGTCGCGCCGGTTTCGTCCTTCGCGCCGATAACGAGGGTCGCCTCAAGGCCGGCCATCTTGCGCTTCCTTTTGCTTCATGTGCCACAGCGCGGCGCGGGCGAACGCTTCGTCCACTTCGGAGATCGACATCGCCTGCGCGACATCGAAGAGCAAAACCTTCAATCCGAAGACGAGGACGTCGAGCTTGTCGCGGCAGTCCTCGCTGCCGCCGCGACGAAAAAATCGAGCATCGCCATCTTGACCGCCATCGCGTCTGTGAGGGCGAGCTTGCTCATGACCGAGCCGGCGCCGTCGAGCGCGATGCAGGCGTCAAGGTACTTCTCGATCACTTCGTTCTGTTCGACGAAGTAGCCCGATCCGGTTTGCGAGCGCACCAACACACGCGGGTCGCCAAGGCGCACGTACTCCCCGCCGGTTGGCTCGCGCAGCTCGATCTCGGCGACCTTCTTGTCGAACCACACGATCGGCGTCGCGAGCTTGATCTTCTTGTTCCTTGCGATCGGCTTGTCGGCCATGGCGTCCTCACGGTTTTTGGCTCCCGATTTTTGGGGAGCCACAATTTCAGGCGGCTATCGACATTTGGCGGCGCGCGCCGGCGCCGGGTTGAGCGCGGATGATCCGGGCGCAGCGCGCTCGGCGTTCGCGAGCGCGCCCATCGCCTCTTTCAAGGTGGAGAACTTCGCGATCTTCCGGCCCGCGGCGTTGCGCGCGGTGAAGTCGTGACCACGCTCGACGAGCGTGCCCAGGAACCGCGAGCCATCGTAAATCTGCGACTCGCTCGGCCGCGCCGCCGGCCGGCGCGCGCGCGAGGCGCGCCGTTTCTTACGGTCGGCCTTCATCGCGGCGGCCTCGCCTTCGGCGGCGCCGCGGCGTCGGGCGCCGGCGCCGCTGATTCGATCGTTGTCGGAACTCTTATTCCCATCCCGATTCCCCTGTCGGCCGCCGGCGCGATGAAGGAAGACATCGCGTCGGCGGCCTCTGGCGGCGCGCTGCAAACGCCGCCAATTCCTTACCGCGCGCGCGGGGCGCGTCGGTTCCTGCTAATCGCCCTCATTGCGGCGGCCTCGCGTTCGCCAGCGCCGCGCCGTCGCGCGCCGCGGCCGCGTCGAGCGCCGCCGCATCGCGATCGAAGCCGGGGCCGATCGGCGGAGGCGTCGCCTGACGCGCCAGGTCGGCGGCGAACCCGGCGAACGCCGGCGCGTCGGGCGCCAAGACGGCGTCGATCTGCGCATGGGCGAGGCCCGCGCGCTCGACAGCCTCGGCCGCTGCGCTGATACGGGCGATCGTGGCGCGCACCGCCGCACTAGGAAGCGCGGCGCAAGCGCGCGACACCGCGGCCACAGCTTCGGCGGCGCGCGGGTCGAGCGCGGCGACCTCCGCATTGTCGACGCCGTCGATCGGCAAATCGAGCAGCGCGCCGTCCAACTCCGGCGCCAGGCGCAGCGGCGTCGAGACGAGGCCCTTGCGGAAATAGGCCTCCGCCGCCTCGCCGGCGGTCGCTTCGATGTAAATCGGTAGGCGCATAGCGTCTCCTTCGTGGTTCACCTGAGCGGACGGGCGGCGAAGGCGACCTGGTCGCCAGGCCTGACTTCGCCCCGCCGCTTCGCTTCGTCGAATTCCTCCGTCGAATAGAACACGTGCTTTCGCGGCCCATGGTCCTCAGTTGCGCCAGGCGAGCGCGCCTCTTCCATTGGAGCGCCGCGCAGCACGGCGACCGCCGCCTCCGGGCTCAAGTCCGTGTGGAAAGCGAGGTGCTGCGCGAGTTTCAGACGGCCCATCGCGGCTTCGCTGAAAAAGATCGTCGCGGCGCGCGCGGCGTTCCAGGCGGCGCCCTTTTCGCCTTCGTCGGCGACCTTTTCGAGCCGTTCCTCGGGCACGCCGCACGCGCGCGCCCTGGCGATCGTCTTGGCGCGCGCGCGCTCCAAGAGCGGCTTGGCTTCGCTGGCCGGCGAAGACGAGCGGCTCGCCGGCGGCGCGGCGGACATCGGCGGGAGATCGGACGCGGATTTGTCGGCCACCATGTTTGCCTCAGCTCGTCGCTCGCTCCCCATCAGGACGCCACAGGGGCGAGCGTGTGGTAATCGCGCGAGCCGAGTTTCGGCAGGCGCGCCTCCACGGCGGGCCCGTTCACGTATGCGGTCGCGGGCCAGACGTCCGGAAGGATCGGGAATCCCATCCCGGCGCCCGAGAATCTGTGCTTGGCGGCGTCGATCTCCCCGCGAATCGACCACTCATTGTTGAGCCTCGCTGCCAAACCGCTCGCCGTCCGAGTGTAGAGATCGAAGAGGTGAGCCTCGGCGGTCTTGATCCGGCCATTGAGCCTCTCCCACTGCTCCGGCGACGTGATGGGATCGCCGAGCCCCAGAGAGGCGACCGGGACCAGTTCGCTGAGCGGAGCGTCCTTGAGATCGTCGAGTTGGCGCGATGGGTGCCAAAAGTGCGGGCTGCTGCCGTCCGAGAGCGGAAACAGACGCGGAAGGCAGAGCCTCTCGAGGAGATTGGCGGAGATCAGCCAGCCGCGCGTGCGCAGCGTCGGCGTGTCGCGATGTCGTGACGCTCGCTCGGCGGCCTCGACGATGAAGCGGTCGCTCGCCATCGCGCCGACGATCGTCCGGGCGCCCGACTCGTAGTCGGCCGCGAGATTCTCCGCGAGCCCGCTCCATTTCTCGACGAGCGCCGTCCCTTCCTTGCGGATGCACGCGCGCTCATGCTCGCAACTGGCGTCGGAATGAACTTCGGTCGCGTGGCTGAAAGCCTGGCGCGCCGACCTGATTTCTTCCTTGACGACGAGCCTGCGCTCGCACGCCTTGGCGACCTCTTCCTTCTCGCCGCGCTCAGCCGCGGCGGCGACGGCCGCCTCCGCCTGCTTCAACTCCGCGAAGCGCTGACCGAGCTTGGTCTCGGCGGCGGAAAGATCGCGCGCGGCGCGGTCGAGCGCGGCCTTCGTCTCGGCGACGTCGGAATCGGTCTTGTTCTCGATAGCCATCATTTGGCTCCGTTTCGTCGCGCCTGAGGGTCCGTCGACGAATTGCTGAATTGATCGCCGCGCCAGAGCACGGCGCCGCTGGCGTCGACGAATTCGATCCGCAAGCAAGCGGAATTCGGCTGGCCCCTTGCGAACTCGGGACCGGGCGCCGTGGGTCCCGGGGCGCCGGACGCTTTTCCCTTGGCCTGCGCTGCCAGCGCCTCGATCGCCAGCGCGTCCTTGATGAGATCGAACAGCCCTTCGGCGTGCTCCGGGAATCTGTTGTCGAAGTCTTCGGCCATCCGGTCGCGCGCACGCGCCAGCTTGTCGAAAGCGGGCGATTGGACGTCGGCGTCAGCCTTGAGCTCCGCCTCGGCCGCGGCGAGAGCGGCCTGCGCATCGGCCAACGCGGTTTCCGCTATCTTTAGCCGAGCCTCGGCGACGCGCTCGACGCGCACCCGCTCTTCAATTACCTTCTCGTCGTCCGGCAGGCGATCGATCGGGGTTGCGACGACGGCGGCCAGCTTCGCCTTGCGATCGTCGAGCGCCTTGGCGGCAGAGCCTTCCTCGGCGCGCGCGGCGCTGACCTTCAGGAGCAGCTGCGCCTCGGTTTCGGCGCGCTTCGCGATCTCAGCGCGTTTGAGGGCGGCGATGTTTTCCTTCAAGCTCGGCATTATCCAACAGCCCTTGTCGGGAACGGCCGCGTTGATGACGCGCACCGTTCCATTTGCGTTCGAAACGATCTCGGATACCGATCGCGATTCGCAGCATGGAGCAGAAAAAGAGGAAAAAATACGTGGCGAGACAAGCGCGTCGGGTCGGGCACTTTTCTCGCCACATTTGGGCCCGCGGGGTGATGATGCTCTTGTCGCGGACAGATATCTTCAGCGGCGGCTGAAGCGGTCGCAACTGTCCCTAGAGAGTAAGCGACAACGTCATGTGCGTGATGGGATGAGAATCAATCGCGGCCGGAGGTCTCGATGAGCCTTTCGACGAAGGGCCGCCATTTAGGAGCGCGGCGCATCGCCTCAAAATGCAAGATCGCCTCGGCGCGGATCGTCATATTCGTACAGGAAGGTTGTGTAAATCCGAAGTAAGGCCACACAGATCGCCACCAGGCCTCAAATGAAATCTCCGCAGCAGCGGTAGGAAGGGCGCCGGGATCCTCGTCGACGCCGCTATTTCCGCAACGCGCCTTGACGTTTTTGACCGCGCTCCGCACGGTGGCTTCCCAATCGACTTGAGCGCCCTCCGGCGCGACGGTCTTATAAGCCTCCCCCACGAACATATTGAAATGCCTGGGGTCCTTTTTGCTGGCGAAACTTCTTTCCGCCGGCAATTTGCCCGTCAACTCACGCCAAGTCCCAGCAAGGGATTCCGCAAAAGCAATGGCCCAGGTGAAGTCGTTTTTCGTCGGAGGCGTGAACCGACCGATTTCTTCCGCGGCGAGCAAGGCGATTTCGTCGAGCCCGCGCTGCGTCTCTTTGCATTGATTAACAGCAGCGACGATGTCGCCTCGGCGTCGCGCGACATCCCAAGGATCCGGGCTGACCCTTCCGCGCTGGACCCAAGGAATAAAATCCCCTGCGTTCATGGCGCCCGCGTTTCGTAAGGTCTTCGGCAACAACTCAAGCTGCCCCGAAGGAAATCCGTTGCCCTCCGACAGCGAAGCTCCGCCGAGGATCAGCATAAAAGCGGCGATCTCGCGGCTCAACCGTTCGGCTTCGCTCTTCGCCATTTCAAGTCGAGATATGGTGCCGCCGTCGCGCCGGCGCGCGTCGACGATCTCTTGCTCCAGCGCCGCCGCCACGGTCGCGCGGTAAATCCCTGCGCGCGCCGCTAGGTAGAAACAGTCGAAGCCGGTGGCCTCGACGTCGCGGCGCAACCGCCCGTAACCGCGTTCGAGGAGCTGCATGTGATAAATGAAATAGTCGATCGCCAGTTTGGGCTTGGGCAAATCACCTCCCCGGCACCCCGATCCGGGCGGCCAGCGACAGGGTGCCAGTGCGAGTTCGGGCGGCGCCCAAGGAAAGAGCAACCTGTAGGCGCCGTCAAAGTCGATCGCCGGCGGCTCGCGTCGCTCTTTGGCGCCGCGTTGAGCGGCGCGATCGGCCCCCCATTCCTGCCGGACTGAGATCGCAAAGTCTTTGGAATAGCCTTCGCTAGACTGCCATTCGCGAGCGCATTTGACGGCTTCTTTCCATCCCGACTCGCGTTCTATTCTCCGAAATTCATCGAAGTGGCGGGGGAGAATGTCGTCAGGGATATGCTTTCGTTCGTCGGATCGAAGCCTCGGCGTCGCGGATGTCGGTCTAGGCGCTCCCTGGCCTTTGCCGCGACCGGTGTCTTTGCGCATCCGGAGGCCCTTAGGTTCCGTGGCCGATTTGTTCAGGCACCCACAAGTTCGCGGCCCTAGACAAGCGTACGACGCCTCATTCCTCGTTTGAAGAGTTCAATTCGCCCGGCGCGAGCTTGAGCCTCACGCCCGGGCTGTCGCCGTTCGTGAACTCGATCCCCGCGTTCTCCAAGGCCTCGCGCGCCCGCTTCCGCATGTCGTCGGACACGTTCCGGCCGCCCGCCTCGAGACGCTTGATCGTCAAGACGGACACGCCGAGCTGCCGGGCGAGGTCGCCCTGCGACCATCCGATCAGGGCGCGAGCGGCGCGCCATTGTCCTTCGATCATTTTTCCTCTTGTTACTTTTTGTAACATGCGATATGTTACCTTTTGTAACACAACTTCCGCATCAACGAAAGAGGTTTCAAATGGCACGAGACACGCAACAGTCCGCCGAAAGCGCCGCCGCCCCGACGCCCGAGCAGATCGCCAGGAATGAGGCATTTATGGTGTTATATTCCAAGTGGTTGGCCGCTCGGGCGGCCCGCGAGGACCCGACGCAGCACGACGAGGACGTGTGCGCGGGCAAACGCCTCGAGGCGGTCGACGAGGCCGAGCGCCAACTCTTGGTTACGCCTGCGCCGACGCCCTGGGCCGTGTGGCTGAAGTGGGAGGTGTTAGAACTCGGGGTCGCCGACGACTATCGTGATGGCCCCCGAAACGACGCCCGCACCCTGCTCGCGCTTGGCGCGATCAAAGCTGATCTCATCGCTTTCGAATTTGGCGGCGTAGGCGCTTGAGACACCTAACCCGCGGCCATCCGATCGAAGGCCGTCGCGTTCGCCGACCCGCTTGGACCGGCCGCGGCGGCGCCGCTTGAAGGTCATCTGCGAGCCTGGGGAAGAAACGGGGCCGACAGCGGCCATGTCCTCGCCAGCTAGTCGGCTATCGCCGGGGCGCAATATCAATGATCGATGACCGCGAATCGCGCGCAGCCCGCGCGCAACCGTCTCGATAGGATCAAGCTAACGCGATGTGTCCTTCCGCTCCGGTCGAGGTCGACCTCGCGCTTTGCTATCCCAGCCTGCGCCCGCGTCGCGCCGCCGCCGCAGTGAAGGCGCTGGCGGCGAGCATCGCCGAAATCGGGCTCGTCAACCCGATCACGGTGCGGCGCGCGAAGGCGCCGCGCAGCGGGCGGCCGGTCGACAGTTTCGAAGTCGTCGCCGGTTGGCATCGCGTCAAGGCGTTCCGCCGGCTCGGGCGCGAGACGATCCCCGCTTTCGTGGTCGAGCTCGACGACATGCGCGCCGAGCTGGCGCTGATCGACGAGAACCTGTGCCGCAACGACCTGACGCCGGCCGAGCGCGCCGCGGCGACGGCGCGGCGCAAGGTGGTCTATATCTGGCTGCATCCCGAGACGAGGCACGGCGCTAATCAGCACACCAGAGGAGTGGCCAACTTGGCCACTCCTGAAGGCGCTGAGCCGGTCGAGCGGTTCACGGCGGCGACCGCGGAGGCGACAGGGAACAGCGAGCGCGCCGTGCGCCGCGACGCCCAGCGCGGCGAGGCGCTCGGCGACGACGCGCTGCGCGTGGCGCGCACCTCGCTCGACAAGGGCGAGGAGCTCGACGCGCTGGCGAAGATGGCGCCCGAGGCGCGCGCGGCGCTGATCGAGCGCGCGGCGGCGGGCGAGAAGGTCTCGGCCAAGGTCGAGGCGAAGAAGCAGAGCCGCGACGCCCGCGAAGCGGCGCTGGCCGAGAAACAACGCGCGTTGCCGGAGGCAAAATTTGGCGTCATCCTCGCCGACCCGGAGTGGCGGTTCGAGCCGTGGTCGCGCGAGACCGGGCTCGATCGCGCCGCCGACAACCACTACCCGACCAGCGATCTCGCAACGATCAAGGCGCGCGACGTCGCCTCGATCGCGGCCGACGACTGCGTCCTCTTCCTGTGGTCGCCGGGGAACCGGATCGCCGACGCGATCGACGTCATGCGCGGCTGGGGCTTCGCCTACGTCTCGCAGTTCGTGTGGGCCAAGGCGAAAGCCGGGACCGGCTATTGGGTGCGCGACAAGCACGAGGTCCTGCTGATCGGCAAGCGCGGCGCGCCGCCGGCGCCGGCGCCGGGGACGCAGGCCGAGTCGCTGATCTTGGCGCCGCAGAGCGAGCATTCGGCCAAGCCGGAGATCTTCCTCGAGATCGTCGAGCGCTACTTCCCGCGGCTGGCGAAGATCGAATTGAACCGCCGCGGACCGCTGCGGCCGGGGTGGTCGGCGTGGGGCAACGAGGCCGAAGCCGAGGCCGCCGCTGGCCGCCGCGCGAATCGCAACCGCGGGTTCAGCGCGGCCTACAGACCGCCGGAGGCGTCAATGCGAGAAAATGGTTCCTCGTCGGAACCATTTCCAGAGGTCGCCCGCCGCCGCCCGCAGCAAAAGTATTGTTCCTCGTCGGTACTATTCTTCCGCGCCGCCGCAGGGGCGAACATTCTCGAAATTTTCTGCACTGAAAGCGGTGGCCGACAAGACGAGAACGCGGCCCTGCTCCCCGATGAGGCCTCCCCCGTTTCCGTCAAACAGCCGCCGAGCAACTCATGAGCGCGCCAAACGTCAAGAAAGGCGAAAAGCGCCTTCCCTTCATGAGGTTTTTCACGCGGGATTGGCGCTCGAATCCCGACCTGCGCGGCTGTTCGCTCGCCGCCCGCGGCCTATGTCTCGAGCTGCTCACGCTCATGCATGAGGCCGACCCCAGGGGCGTCCTAGCAATCGATTTAAGCAAGCTGCATTTGATCGTAGGCGCCGAGAAACGCGAGGTCGCGCGCCTTCTCAAGGAGCTTGACAATGCCGGAATCTTTCGCCGCAACGAACAGGGCGCGATCTACAGCGACCGCATGCGACGTGAATGCAAAGAAACCGAGCGCGCCCGCGAATGGGGTAGGACCGGCGGCAACCCACAGCTCAAGACCAACCTAAAGCGAGCGACACGTGCGCCAGACGCCGCACCCCATAACCACAACGCGACTAAGCCGGATAACGAGAGGGACGGGGAAGGGGTTAACCCCAAGGATAAAGGGACGCCATCGCGTGGGGTTGAGCCTCCAGATAACGAGGGACGCACGAACGACGATAAGCCACGCCATAAACTACAGAGTCCAGAGTCCAGAATCTCAGAGTCCAGAATCTCAGCGTCGTCGTCTGCGAGCGCGCAGACGACGCCGGACGACGACGAGTTACGCAAGCTCTTGACCGAGGCCGCCAAGGGCAACGTTCGTCCCGATTCCCGCAACCTCAAGCCTATCAGGCGGCTTGTGGCGAAATACGGTCTCGCAATTGTCCTTCAGGCAGTGAGGGAAACCGTGGCGTCTTCGCCAAGTCCGCTGAGGACGTGGGGCGCGGGGTTCATTGGCGAGCAAATCGAGCTAATTTTGGAGGAGCGACGCTCTTCGGCGTCGGGGTCGACGCCCGTCGCCGGCGTTTTCGTCGCCAAAACCTCGCCGGCGTGGCCGAAGTTGGCCGAGCGGTACCGCAAGCTGCAAGGACGCGATCCGCCCGAGACGACCGAAAACGGCGTCGTCGGGTTGCTGTTTCCGTTGACCTGGTTTGACGCCGACGAGCTCGCGGCCGTGGCGCACGTCGAGGCCGCGGAATGATCGGCCGCGCCGCCCAACTGTCCTTCATGGCGGACAGTTTGCCGCAGGGCGCCGCGCCGAAGCCGAATCTCCGCGCTGTTTGTTCCTTGCTGGCCGACGTGCACAATACGCGCGGCAGGAAGGACAGCAGGTCGTCGACCATGCGTCACGACGCCACGAAAGCGAACCCGGGGGCTGGCGAATGACTCGCCGCGCCGTCGCTTTCCGCCAGGCCGACGTCTCGCGCGCCGTCAAGGGCGCCGCGGCGGCCGGGCTCGCGATCGCGCGGGTTGAAATTGACGCCGCCGGGAAGATCGTCATCATAACCGGCGCGGCTCCGGAAACGACGGAGGACGCGTATGCCAAGTGGAAAGCAGCGCGAAATGCGCGTGAGGCTCAAGGGCGTTAGTTCCGCGACCAAGACGCTCGCGGATGGCCGCAAGGTCACGTATTTCTACGCCTGGCGCGGCGGCCCGCGGCTCGAGGGCGCGCCCGGTTCTCCCGAGTTCATCGCGTCCTACCAAGCGGCGGTCGCTCAGCGCCCGCGGCCCGCGGCCGGCAATCTCGCGAGCCTGCTCGACGCCTACCGGGACTCCGAAGCCTTCCGTGGCCTCGCGCCGAAGTCGGCCAAAGACTACGCGCGATTGCTCGACGCGATCGGGCGGCAGTTTGGCGACATGCCGCTCAACGTCATCGGCGCCGCCGGCGCGCGGGGCGATTTCCTCGCCTGGCGCGACGAACTCGCGCGCGCCTCGCCCCGCGGCGCGGACTACACTTTCGCGGTTTTCGCGCGCGCCCTGTCTTGGGGCGCCGATCGCGGCTTGATCGCCGGCAATCCGTTGAAGCGGCATGGCCGGGTTTACCGGGGGAGCCGGGCCGAAAGCGTGTGGAGCGAGGCCGACGAAGCGAAATTCCTCGCCTGCGCGAGCTCGCCGATCGCCCTCGCCTTCATGCTCGCCCTCTGGACGGGCCAGCGGCAGGGCGACCTCCTGCGCCTCGGCTGGGGCGCGTACGACGGTCGGTTCATCCGTCTGCGCCAGTCCAAGACCGGCGTACGCGTCACGATCCCCGTCGGCGCGCCGCTCAAGGCGATGCTCGACGCGACGCCGCGCCTCTCGCCCGTCGTCATCACGTCCGGCGACGCGCGGCCTTACACGTCGGACGGTTTCCGGGCGAGTTGGCGTAAAACCTGCGAACGCGCCGGCGTTTCCGGCCTGACCTTCCATGATCTGCGCGGGACGGCCGTCACGCGCCTGGCCGTCGCCGGCGCGACCGAAATGGAGATCGCCACCATCACCGGCCACGCGGTCAGCGACGTGAAGTCGATCCTCGACGCGTTCTACCTCAACCGCGATCCGGCCATGGCGATCAGCGCCATCGCGAAGCTCGAAGCGCGAACAAAGTTGCAAACCGCTCTGCAAACCGGCGGCGACGGTTCCACCTGACCGTCACCTAACTCTTTGATTTCGATGGTGGGCGCACAAGGGCTCGAACCTTGGACCCGCTGATTAAGAGTCAGCTGCTCTACCAACTGAGCTATGCGCCCATCGAATCCGCCGCGCCTCGGCCCGGCCAGGCGCGGCATGTAGCAA